CGGTCTACCACGCCCCCGCCCACGCCGCCCTCGTCGATGACCACCATATCGGGCGAGTATTCCTCGATCGCCTCAATGACGTACCCCACGACCGTCATGGTGTCGTCGCCCTTGTGTCGCTGTATAGAGAGGATTTCCCGCCCACGGCGCACCAGAATGACCGTCGAATCGCTGCCAAACCGCGCCGGATCGACCCCTATGATGACGGGTGCGCTCAAATCCGGCTCGTTTTCGCGTTTTACGGCGTCTTCGACCAGCAGCGGCGGGATAAACTGCTCCTCGCCCGCCGCCGGGAACATCCCGTAGACTTCAACGTGCGCCTGGTAGCTGTCCGCGCCGTATTCCTCGATAATTTGCGCGTAGACCTGCTTGTCCGTGCCTTCGACCTCTCGCGCGTCGATGTTTCGGGTGTTCCAGAAGTCGCGTTTTGCGTTAAAACACTCAAAAAAGTACCCAGTGTTGCGCCGTGGGTTGGAAAAGGCGCACCAGAAGCGATTCGGGGTATTTTCGGTGAAGAATCCGCTGGAAACCGCCCAAATCGTGTCGGGGATGCCGCTCGCCTCGTCAAAAATGAGCATCACGCCATCGGCGTTGTGTATACCGGCATACGAATCCGGGTTTTCCTCTGACCACAGCTTGCCTTCTGCCGACCAGTACCGCACGCCTTTATGCAAGTCGCGCTCCACGATGTCGGTGAGCCACTTGGCGGGCATGAGCCGGGTCGCTGAAATCTCAAACCAGTGGCTATTGAGCAGCATCGCCGCCCATTTGGTCAGTTCAGCCCATGTGACCGAGCGCAACTGCGCCTCGGAGTTGGCGCTGACGATGACGCTCGCGCCAATCCTTGTGGTCAGCATCCAGAGGCATATCCAACTGACCAACGCCGATTTGCCGATGCCCCGTCCGGAGGCCACCGCCAGCCGCAGCGTGTCAAAGTCCACCTTACCCTTATTCGCTTTGATGTGCGCTGCGAGGTCGTTGAGCACCTGCCGCTGCCATTTGCGCGGGCCTTCGTAATGCTCAAGCGGCGTTCCGGGTTTTTTCCACGGAAAGGCGATCATCACGAACGCGAACGGATCATCCTTGATATCCGCCGACCACAGACGCGACATGATTCGCATCTCACCTTCGGCGTCATACCTTGGTTCTTGCAAATTACACCCCCAGACCTAAGACATCTACGCCGTGGCCGCAATATTGGCTGTACTTGTTGGCCACCTCTACCGCCTCGCGTGCGGTAGCCCCCATCGCTAAAGCGCCGTACGCAAAATCAGCGCCCGCACCCACACAATAGAAGTCATTATCAGATAAATTTATCGGGTACGGTGTGCGTTCGAGTTGTGCGATGCGCCCGTCTGACGTGATAATGATCGTGGCTAACACTGAATCATTTTCAGGGTCCGATGTATTAGGGTACTTATCCGCTTGGGCGCCGTCTTTTAGCCACTGCAAAACCTGCATGGCTATAGATGCATTGCCCGAAAAACCTACAAGGGTGCTGCCAACGCGAAATATCTTGGTGGTAGCGCGTGTAGTGCCACCGTACCCAATTTGACGGTCCGCAGCAAGAGTTTTACCGTCCCATACTATAACTGTCATGCGGTCTTCTCCTTGGTCGGGATCATTCGCGGGGTGAGGTCCGTTATGTCGTCTTCGCTGTTGGCTATTGTAAGGCGCGATTCCGCCTCAGCAAGGGCTTGCGTGACGCTGATCTTTTGGTCGATCTCTATGGATAGCGATTGCGGCGCGGAGTACTTGTGGACGTACTTCAGCAGGAATTCGATTGCTTTGGCGTCGCCCTCTTGCGCCATCTTCTGATATTTCGCCACCAGCGCGCGCTCGTTGTCGGCGCGCGCCTTGGTGATGATGTTGCCGACGAAGGGGTCGAACTCCTCCAGTCTGCGCAGTTCGATCGGCAGCAGATCGGCGGCGAGTGCCAGCGCGTCGCCTTTCAGGCCGTCCTTCGCCGCCTGATAGATGCGTTCCAACACCGCCTCGGTTGCGCGGATGGGTCGCGCTTCGAAAGGGAGGCTACGGAAGGTCATACCGGGTCAAACAAACTTGCGGGGTGCTCAGCCGCAAGCGCGGCGATAGACGGACCGAAGTACCCTTTAGCGCGTTCGGCATCCATTGCGGCTAACGCGGTTGCGACAACCTCGCCAACGGTCTTTTCGGACTTCTTGCGCGGGACTTTTGACCGCCCGGGTCGGCGCAGGTTGCCGAAGTCGTTGTTTGACGGGTCACCGTCCAGATGGCGCGGAGTGGACTTGGGCCATTCGCCCGTCTCCAGCATCCACACCACCGACGCCAGCGGGTAGAAAACGCCGCCGTATCTGAGGTAATGCCGCCGGTTGTTGACGCTCGGGGTTCCGTGCGCCATGACGCACTCAGCGTCATTTTTGGTCTGTAACTTCATTCTGTGGGTTCCTCCGTGTGACGCAAATAAGCCCCCGTCTTTCCGGGGTGTCAGTGTGTCCATGTTCCCATCGTAGCCGGGCTGGGGAACTGTCGCGACCTTTCGGTTTCTGCCATTTGGCTTCATCAGGCGACGCGCCCGGCCTACACTTTCCTTTTGCACACACGCGGGAAAGAAACGCTCGGTACTGCGGGGCGGGGTTCGATACCCGCGCCTCTGGCGGTGACGGCCAGCGCACTATCTTATGCTACCCGCTGCGGATATTATGCAAAAAAATTAAAAATTATGCAACAATAATATTTGCATTTGGCTGTGGACAAAAAATTGTTCGCGACCCCAACCTCAGCATAACCGGCCTGCGACTTGACCGGGGAGGGGGGTGTCTGCTCCGAGTCCCATCGTTTTAGCCCAGGGCTATCAACTTCAGCTTGCCGATAGGTGGCTAACATGATCTTAGTAGCATGGCGCAGCGCAGCATTGTGATGATAGTTCGGACTTGCGTACTATCGCAGTGCAGCATGATGGTTACACACTGTTACATATGTAACAGGGTTTGTTACGTTTGCAGGCTCGCGGTATGAAACAATATTATTGTGCAGTAAATGGTACTGTACATAACCACAGTGAGGGAATTATGACCAAGGTTCAGCAGAATTTACTGGATAGCGCGCTGCGCAATGGGAATCATAAATTAGCGTGCTTGTTAGCACTGTGCGCTAATGTAGAGCGCGCGAATTGCGTGCCGCTTGCCAATGCATACCAGGATGTTAAAAACGCTATCACGCCCGCGCAATGGGCGGGATATTTATCCGCCCTTGCGAAAGAGGGTAAATACGCGCCTGCGGACCATGAGTACGCTGGGCATTTTGGGTACGTGCTATGAGAGGGTTAACTTTTACCTGCGACTATCAGAGACTAAAAAGGCTAAGCCTGGAATTCTATCGCGCTGCGCAGGACGAAACTAACATTGACGCGCTAGAGGCCGGCTTTGCTTGCTTAGCCCTACACTATATAGGCATGGTTGACTGCGCAGCGCACGAAGAAACAGGCGCGGTCATAATTATGCGCCTAGCGATGCAGTCTTTCACGAAAGCCGAAAAACGCATCTTAGGCATTTAGTATTTTCAGACAATCAGCTTTAAAGGTAGAACAAAATGCAAATCGCAAACTTTCCCGACGGTGGCTTTGTTGTCCACAAGCTAATCGTCAGTCACTTGTCAAAGATGAGTGTATGGTATTCAGCTTCGGGTGAAATTCTATGTACTGAACGCTGGGATGCGCGTGGTCGAGTTTGTGGCGCGCGCAGCAAAGACATAATGCGCGATATTACTGCGCTCGGTTTGCGCCTTGCCAGCGTCAGTCCTGAATTGCGTGCGGCTATCAACTAACACCAATACTATCGGCATCCAGCCCGCTCGCGCGGGTTTTTTTGCGCCCTGCTTGAAAATGGGTCTGGGTCATATAGGCTACTTTGGCATACCGGTTTCAATCGCTCTAGCGCTCTAGCGTATGTTAGTAAGCACTAACTATCATTTTTCATTTGTCTAGGTATTAACAAAAGCATAACCAATACCGCCAATATATAGGAGAACCGCGTTGCCAATCCGATGACAATCGACCGCCAATCGATGACCCAGAATATTTGCTTATTTGCTATTTATTTGCTATATTGTCCACTCATTCATCTTTTCGGAGCAAATCATGGTTAAAACTGACGAACAAAAAGCGAAAGCGCGCGCAGCTTGGCGCAAGTGGTACGCTGCCAATCGTGACAAACACCACAAGCGCGTTGCCGATTGGGCACGCGCCAACAACCCCACCCCCATCGAGCAGCGCATCGTCAATCGCATCACGGACAAAGACGTTGCCAAGCAAGTTATTCTGCTGCTGGAAGCTAAATTCGACCTGTTCAACGAAGACTTTTAGTTTTACACTTTGT